GTACGAGGCGTGGTTAGGACAGATTCCTCGTGTGGGCTTTGAGCCTTCCGTGGGTAAGAACTTCTACCACTCAAAGTTCTTTACGGTCAACTCGGTGCCCATCGAGTTTGTCCCAGCTCCAGCCACGAACCAAGAGTTCTGGGGCGAAATGTCTTGGGCCGATATGGCCGAGCTTGCCGAGAGGCAGCCCGGCTACCCTTCCTATCGACCTGATACGGTCACGGATACCTTCTCCATTTTAGGTTTCCTGAACGTAGGCCTGTTGACAGGTCAGGCTAAGTTGTCGGGACGTGACGCTCTGAGGTTACTACCTATTTCTGGTTGGCATGCTCAGTCCGTCATTACCTCCCTTAACCCCCCCCTGGCCCACAACTGGTTCCTCCATTACCATCTGCCGACCATTCAAAAGCAGACGAGGTTTGGTGGAACGACCCTCAACATCTTCGCACATCCCCTGAAGGGTGGATTAGGATTTGTTGTCCCTCCTGGAGTCGAACCCCGCTACTCGCCCGAGCAGCGTCGACTGGCGGAAGCCCTCTTTCTTTCCGCCTCAAGTTCCTTCACTGGCCAGGAATCAGAGATCGACTTGGCGCCTCTCGTCTCAGTGGTCGCCCCTTCAACGGGAGCACCCCTTCTCGCCACCAAGAGAAGAAGAGTCGATGTCGAACTCTACCCCGCGAACACCCCTCTGGCTCCTGGGAGGAGGGTATACGAAGATCTTTCACAAGTTCCTCGTAAACCTCTTTCCATTTCCTATTCGGTGTCTCTCCCCGACGGCGACGCTACCCAGGTTAAGTGTCGTCTTTCGGGGAGACAGATTCGGACCCTCACCAAACGATGGGGAACTCAAACCGTGCCTCTCCACCCCCTGGAGAACATGGAGACTTTCCCCTTCGTCTTGGTTGAGCTGGACCGTCCCGGCCCCAACGCGATTGGTCCCCACTTACCGTGGGCGATCTACTCTCCGGAGGTTCCTTTTCAAGATGTCCCTACGACAACGGATATCTTGAAGGAACTCCCGTTCTTCCCCGATACCATCCCCGGGGAGGTGGCCGAACAATCTGCGCCGACGCCAGGACCCCTCGAGGACTGGGAGACCGAAGGATTCGTCTTACGACGAGTCCCGTCCCCCGAGGTCGAGGAGGTCTCCCTGGGCGATCCTATCCAAGACTTGGCTTTTGTCAACCGTCGAAGATTTGGTCGCGACCGTATCCGGAATGAGCTTCGCACCCCGAACGCCTACCGGAAAGGGTCGTCGCAATACTAACC